TTCAGCTAGATCTGGAAATACTTTTCGAAAATCTAATCGACGATATTCGTCGTGTTTGTGCAAGTAATTTTTAAAATCTGCAAAATGTATGCTATCGTCTGTGGATTCAATTAAGTTAGCCCAGGTATGTACATCATCAAATAAGCTGGTTCTTAATTTAGTTAAAATTTTATCTTTGACATGGGCAGGCCAAACACTAGGTCTCATGTACATAGGATTGTGTACACGGCCACACCATGGTCTAGGTAATCCCATATCGGCACACCAAGTAAAAAATTCATTCAAATAATAAATGTTGTAAGCACTGACAGTATGACTGATGCTTAGTCTAAGATTGTGTGAATTTTGAGATTGGTACCGACTGACATGATCGACTAAAGTTTCCCAGCTGGCAGGATAACGTATATATTCGTATCTTGTTTCTACTCCGTCTATACTGAGTTGCATGTCAATTTCTTTAAAATGCCGCCATATATCCCACCAAGAATCATCTGGATATGTTGTGACATTGGTATTATAGTGCAAAGACATATTTTTTGCTTGTCCAGTTTCAACATAATGCATTAACAATTTTTGTTGTTCAGGAACACCACTGATTAGAGGTTCCCCTCCAGGTAAATCTAAATGTATAAGACCCGGTGCTTGTGTAGTTAAGTTGGTGACAAAGTCTTCGCGATAATATCTTACATTGGGTACATCTTTGTTGTGTATTTGTAGATACTCCTTATGCCAAAGACTACTAGCATAGGGACTACAAGTGATACATTTAAGATTGCAAGTGTTACCAAATGCAACGCTGGCAGTGATAAATTTATCGTTGTTTATGTCGTAATTGTCGTAATGTTCTTTCCAACGTTGATAATCAAGTTGTCTTTTACTTTCGATATTATTTTCTTCTTCAATTTTACAACGTTCACAGCCTTGCGGGATTCCCCCTTGCAATAATTCTTGCTTAATACCAGACAAAAATTTACTATTAACATAAGAATTTAAATCGTCGTGTTGTACATTAAATTGTTCGTCGTAAAATTCAGTTCGAAATTTACAGCAAGGTTTAATATCACCTCCGGGGGTGATATCGAAATTGGTCCAAGGGGAATAACAAAAAGACATGCAGTATTTAATTTATTTTTATGTCAGGGACTAGTTAAATGATATAAACCATATAAAAACGCATTCAAATACATAATGGCGCCCGGGGCCATGGAAGGTTTTACGACGTTCCAGGAGTGTGTTTCTATATGGTGTTGTTGATGTAGTGGTCGCATATCTGACTGTGAATCAGAGCGAGAGGGTTCGATTCCCCACAACACCCCAAATAATGGCACAATAGCTCCAATGGTAGAGCAGTGGATTGAAAATTCATGTGTTGCTGGTTCGAGTCCAGCTTGTGCTACCAAACATGCCGCCGTAGTATAATGGATAATACACTACGCTACGAACGTGGGGATTGAGGTTCGATTCCTTACGGTGGCACCAACTTGCTCTTATAGTATAAAAGTATTACACCGCATTGGTAATGCGGAAACAGAGGGGCGGTACCTCTTAGGAGCACCAAGTTGACAAATAAACCAAAATATAGTATAATACACACATGTATAAATTAATCAACAAATCAGGCACAGAATTAGACGGGTTTTTAACTTTAGATTCTGCAATGCAGGCCGCACGAGCAGTGGGCTTCTTTGTAACAATCCAAGGGCCTGACTTTGAAGTCTGCGGCAAGTTTGGCGTAGATAGCGTTAAAGATGGTCTGTGCCCAGACGGTGTAGCATACGACTGGAACAAAGCGTCACGCATTGGCCGAGTTCAACGGGAACGAACATGAAAATGAAAATGATACTACTGAGCCAGCAAATACTAGACAATGGTGTTAAAATAATCATACTAGGCGATGCGGCAACACAAGGTGCTGCCTATGCAGAAGCGACAATCATTTTCCCCAAGGAACGAACATGAAATTTAGATTAACTGAACAGCACTACGACATGCCGCCAAATACTATTTGGTTTGACGCAGGCCCTGCTGTTCCATCATTATGGGAAGGCGACTCAAGGGTAGTTACTGCCATCGACGGTGACGGGTCAGAAACAGCTATGCGAATTGTGCCTGTTAACAAATTGGAGGTCATCCATGCCTTGGATACAGAACGTAGCACTTAGCGATATTAAAAGAGGCATGCACATCAACCCCGGCGAAAATGCCATGTTGATACAAATTGTAGATCCTCCAGGAGACTTTCCTAGACCCTTGTACAAGTTTAAAGAAGTACATCAATTTGAATTTCTTGACGTAGAGGAAAAGGACGAAGTATTAGACGAAGCTATGCGTTGCAGTCATGAGCAAGCCGCTGAGCTTGTTCGACTGTTACAACATGCATTGGCAAATCATATGAACGTTATTGTTCATTGTCATGCTGGTGTGTGTCGCAGTGGTGCAGTCTGTGAAATAGGAGTTATGTTGGGCTTTGGCGACACTGAGTCATTCCGCAGTCCTAACTTACTGGTCAAACATCGAATGATGAAGGCATTGGGTTGGACCTATGATCCCGATGAACCGCATACTATTAACGGTGTAACAACTGAGTTCGGTATTATTCTTCCTAAAGAAATCGAATGGGCTAATGACAACGAAAAAGTTTTTACTTTAGCCGCTGAACGCAGAGCACGTAGAGAAAGAGAAGGTAACATTTGACTTATCGTGGATATTATTTCAAACAGATGATTAGAAGCGGTAAGGCATTCTTGACCTACTCTAAGGGTTTTATTTTGAATAGAAAAGTATAATGCCAAAATGTTATCAACTTATCGGAGTTCCTGGCAGTGGAAAATCTACTTGGTATCAAAATCAAGACTGGTTAGGTGAGGATAAAAAGGATCACAAATATGTTTCCACTGACCAGCATGTTGAAGGATATGCCAAAGATCAAGGCAAGACCTACAGCGAAGTATTTGAAGAATACATGCCCACTGCTGTCAAGCAAATGATGATCAATGTTAACATGGCCGCGGCCATTGGCTTAGATATTGTTTGGGACCAAACCAGCACAACCATTGCTAGTCGTACTCGAAAGTTTAATGCTTTACCAGACTACGAACACATTGCCGTTGTATTTGCTACGCCTAATCCAGATGAGTTGACCCGTAGATTGGCAAGTCGTCCTGGCAAAGTCATTCCCTATCATGTTATATTAAGCATGTTACAGAACTGGGAAGAACCTACGCACAACGAAGGGTTTAAGGAAATATGGCGTATCTAAAGGAAAATAATTATGCTACCCACGTTTAATGTTGAGAATCTATTTACAAATGATGAAATAGATACAGTCAATCAATTGATTTTACAAATTGGTCAGTATTTGCCAATAGATCCTGATTTGAAAAATAATGGTAGGTACCAAGGACATATTGTTTCAAAAGACATCAGCTGGGACTATCACAGCAATACAGAAATACAAAACATTCTTACTCCTAAATTAGAACACTTGTTGCAAAAAAAACAAAAACTAATTGTCACAGATGCACACATATTAGAAGCTAAACTTCCTTATTTGATTCATACAGATGTGGTGCATAATAATCAAGGACTATCTCCGGAATATTCTATTATAATTCCACTTGATACATATGACAGCTATACGGTATGTTTTAATGAATGGTCGGATGAATCAAATGATTTTGAAGTTTTTAAACAAAATTTTCAAGGAGAAAAAAAATTAAAAATTGATCCTAAATTTTGTGCTGATAGACTATCACATTTACATCCGCATGATTTAAAATATTTGTCAATTCATGACACATTTGCTTGGAAAAAAGGATCAGTGTTTGCTGTGGATCGCAGGTATTTTCATTGCAGTGATAATTTTCTTAAACGTGGTCTAAGTCAAAAACGTGCCATTGTATTATGGACATTAATGTAAACTAAAGTAGTACTTGCTCGAAATTCGAATATTTGCTATAATACATACTTACAAAGCAAAAAGGTCAGCAATGGAATTCTACGTAGAAACGCGAAGTGTAAAGACTCGCAAATTTATAGAAGCAATTCTGCCTTCTATGCTGGAGCAGACTAAGTTGACCAACAACAAACGTCTGTTGCACATTAAATTTGACCGCGACTTTGAAGACTTAGGCACAATGGTTCCTTTGTTGGGCATTGACACGTTCTTGATTGTTATAAAACCAACAAGAAACATGCATGAGTTAGGTGTAACACTTGCACATGAACTGATCCATGTTGCACAGGTAGCAAAAGGTAAACTGAGGTTTGTACCAAGAGGTTGCATATGGCAAGGCAAGTTCTATAATAGGAAGGTGCCTTATTTGTCCAAGCCCTGGGAAGTGCAGGCATTTCGAGAACAAGAATTGTTGTTTAGACGTGCAATAGAAGAATAAAAGGAGTTTAATATGCCAGCAGTATTTTTAGTCAGCGACACGCACTTTGGTCATGCTGGTGTATGTCGATTTACGTTGGATGACGGCGTGACAAAGTTGCGCCCATGGACTGATCCTGACGAAATGGATGAGGAAATGGTCAAGCGTTGGAACGAAACTGTGGGCCCTAACGATAAAGTTTATCATTTGGGCGATGTAGTTATCAACCGCAAAGCATTGAGCATCATGCATCGCTTGAATGGCGACAAGGTATTGATCCGCGGTAATCATGACATCTTTAGAGATGATGAGTACAGACAACACTTTCGTGAGTTGAGGGCTTATCATGTCATGAACGGAATGATCTTGAGTCATATCCCTATACATGAGGAATCCTTGGGTCGCTTTGGTGTTAACATTCACGGACACTTGCATGCCAATCGTGTACAGATTCGTGGTTTCAATAAAAAACCAATGGGCATCGACAACAGGTATCATTGTGTTTGTGTTGAACAAACTGATTTTCGTCCTATATTGTTTGAAGATGTAATAAAGCGCATCAAAGAAGAAGGCGGAGAAATAGGTTTTAAACAAGGCAATGGCCCCACAATGTAAGTCTCGCTATAGTTCAATGGATAGAACGATTCTCTCCTAAAGAATAAATTCAGGTTCGATTCCTGATAGCGAGACCAAAACACCGCTTTCGTATAATGGATAATACAATGGGCTTCTACCCCGTGAATAGGAGTTCGATTCTTCTAGGCGGTACCAGGATGTTTAGCACAGCGGTAGTGCAACACCTCGACACGGTGTAGGTCAGTGGTTCGATCCCACTAACATCCACCAAAGTATTTTGGTAAAATTAGTATTAGGCAAAGATTAAAATTGATGCTACAATACATTATTGAAAGTTAGGATCGGTTCAGCAAAATAAATTATTATATGGACTGCTGGTAATATTGGGTATAGTTGGAGTTCAGAGGTTCGCCCGAGAATGTTGAAGGTTATACTTGAAGATAGAACCAGATAAAGGAGTTTCGATAAGTCTCCTTGAAAAAAACAAAAAGTAGACAACGATCCTGTTAAATTAAAATGGAATACATTGTAACTTTTCTCGCAGTGTTTGTTACTGATTTGATGTACGTTTATTTCGTAAAGTCAATTCAAAACAACAGACCTTGGTTCGCCGCTTGGTGGAGCATGGTTGTAACATTCACTGCCAGTGTTGCAATTATCAATTATACCACAGACCATTGGGCCTTGATACCTGCACTGCTTGGCGCATTTTTTGGCACATGGGTTGGGATGAAGATTAAATTAAAGGAACAAAATGCCATTCGATAAAGTATCAAAAACAATGGAGAATCTTGAAAGCGCACTTGCTGGCGAGTCAATGGCCCATATCAAGTATCGCTATTTCGCAAAGATTGCACGTGAAGAAGGTTTCGAAGAAGTTGCTAAACACTTCGAACACACAGCGGATCAGGAAATCTTACATGCTTGGGGTCATTTGGAATTGCTGATCGGCAAGCCCACAACCAAAGAATGTCTCGAAAAAGCCATTGAAGGTGAGACCTACGAGTTTACAGTGATGTATCCTCGCATGGAAAACGCCGCACACAATGAAGGTGATCAAATTGCACTGAACGAGTTCAGAAATCAAATAGCCGAAAGTGCTGAACATGCTGAACAATTCAAAGCAGTGTTGGCCAAAGCTGAAAAACGTTTTCATGCTTTGAAGAAAGTTGAAGAACGTCATGCAAAGGCATATACGCAAGTATTGGAGACACTATAATGGATAAAGAACACGTATGCATAATTTGTGGCCATGTCCACGATGAAGCGGAAGAAGGATTTTGGGCAGAATTGCCCGACGACTTTGTCTGTCCAGAATGCGGATGCGGCAAAGAAGATTATGTAGAAATGTAATCACAATGGTTATAGGATGATTACAGCAATCAAAACAATACTCTGAAACTACTGCTATAGAAGGTGGTGGCAGCGCACAGTAGAAATACTGTTCTAGAAATAGACACTGATGGAATAGACGACAGCATGGAAAGACATACTATGTTGCTAGTAGCAGACACAAGTACTAGATAGTCAACATGAATTGTTGATATGGTCCGGGTGCTATAATTGGCCAGACCTGAATACTAAACAAACTGGCACAGTCATCCTGTTAACCAAAACCAATTGACATTATATCTGAAATCAGTTATAATAGATTTTTAAGGATACTTTCAGCAACTTTAATCTTTCCAAATAGAGAAAAAAGCGTATCCTGTTGCATAAATCAAAGAAAGGAGTACTTATGTCAACATTTGTAGAAGCAGTAGCAAACCAAGAAGCCCGTACCGCCAACGGTATGAAGGCACGTAAGTCAACAGCCAACGCCTGCGTTGATCTGTTTTATAACATCGGTGCAAGCCGTGGTAAGAACATCATCCCGCAATTCACTGCGGCCTATGTTGAAAACTCCGATCTAGCACTGCGTATCGCATTGTGGTCGCGTGATGCACGTGGTGGTGCAGGTGAACGTGAATTGTTCCGTTCAATCTTGAAGCACCTTGAAAAGACCGACAAGGATGCCGCATTGGCACTGTTGGCTCGAGTTCCGGAAATCGGTCGTTGGGATGACATCTTTGTCTTCTCAGACGAACACTTAAAGACAGCCGCTTATGTTATGTTGGGTAACGCCCTGCGTGAACGTAACGGTTTGGCTGCAAAGTGGACTCCACGTAAAGGCAAGATTGCGGCAGAAATCCGAGCATTCTTCGGAATGAGTCCAAAGTTCTACCGTAAGAGCCTTGTGGCACTTACTAAGGTTGTTGAAACACAAATGTGTGCCAACGACTGGGACAACATTAACTTCAGCCATGTTCCTAGTATTGCTTCACGCAACTACAAAAAGGCATTTAACCGTCACACTCCAGCATTCGCTGAGTATGTGGCTAAGTTGGTTGCCAAGGACCCAACTGTGAAGGTAAATGCTTCGGCTATTTTCCCTCATGATGTGTTGAAGGGTATTGCTCACGGTTACAAGACACTAGACAAGACAGAAACAGACCATGTGATCGCACAATGGGACGCTCTGCCTAACTACGTTGGAGATGCCAGCATCCTTCCAATCGTAGACGTGAGTGGTTCTATGACCTGCGCCGCAGGTAAGAACACTAGTGTGCGTTGCTTGGATGTAGCAGTTGGTCTAGGCTTGTACCTAGCAGACAAGAACAAGGGCGTGTTCAAAGACACATTCTTGACTTTCTCAGACAAGCCAGAACTTGTTACTCTAAAGGGTAACATCGTTCAAAAGGTTGACCAAATGTCACGTAGTGAATGGGGTATGAGCACTAACTTACATGCGGCTATGAGTAAAATCTTAGACGTAGCAGTCAAGGGTTCGGTTCCACAAAGCGACATGCCAGCCATGTTGCTGATCTTGTCAGATATGCAGTTTAACGTTTGCGCCCGTTACGACGACAGCGCAATGCAAATGATAGAACGCAAGTTCGAAGCCGCAGGTTACACTGTGCCACAGATTGTTTTCTGGAACCTAAACAGTTCAGACAACGTTCCTGTTAAGGCAGACAAGACAGGTGCCGCATTGGTAAGTGGATTTAGTCCATCAATCATGACTAGCTTGCTAGCCGCTGATTTGGACCAGTTCACTCCAGAAGGCATCATGCTTAAGACTGTAATGAGTGATCGTTACTCTTACTGATTCGCTGACCTACACCTCCCAAGTAATTGGGAGTTTTAACTCAGCGTCCGCGGAAGCGAAATGTAGGATGGGCTGCTCTCCCGGGGTTTGTTCTTTATCCCGACACAACAAAAATTAACACTACCCGTCCTCCGCAAGGTTGACGGGTTTTCTTTTTTGTGCAATAATATCAGCGTAAATACACATTATTAACTTTCAACTAACATGACTTTAAAACAAGAAATCCTCAAATACAGCCGCCAAGAAAAAATGCAACCACTTAGTCCGTGGTTCGACAGTAAGTTTGATGCACTGATCAACAAGGGTGTTTACACAGACCTTCCCAGTCTCGAAGACACAGGTAAACAACTAGTCAGTGGACTAATTGCTTATGGTAAGAAATACAATATACAATCAGTGGCATTGGGAATGAGCGGCGGTGTAGACAGCGCACTCACAGCGGCTTTGTTTAAATCCGCAGGGTGGAAAGTCACAGGACTTACTATGCCCATTCATCAAAACCCAGATGAAACTACACGGGGCATTGAAGCCTGCAGAGCACTAGGTATCACACACAAGCACGTGGATTTAACCAGCGCCTATGACATGCTGTTGGCCAATGTTAAAGGTCACGATTATAAAATTACCAGCGAGTCGGAAGCACTACGCAGAGGTAATTTGCGTGTACGTCTACGTATGATGACAGTGTACAACGAAGCCAGTGCTATCAAAGGACTAGTAGGTAGCACAGATAATTTTAGTGAACTGGCCGCAGGCTTTTGGACCTTGCATGGTGATGTTGGTGACCTTGCACCAATCCAAAGCCTAAACAAGAGTTGGGAAGTTCCTAAACTAGCAGAGCTATATGGCGTTCCAATGGAAACAGTGGAAGCCAAACCCACTGACGGTCTGGGGATCAGCGACGGCGACGAAGATCAATTTGGATTTAGCTATCTTGAGTTTGACATTGTGTTGTTGACACTTTGCCAAATTGGTATGCCACAAGACAGACAAGCAATTTTGGATTACTTAAATCCTGAGACAGAAGACATTGATAAAGTCAGTAAGATTTTAAATCGTATCAAGGGCAGTAGTTTCAAAAGACAAAACCCCTACAACTTAGAACACCCACTGCAAACAAATAGGTTCATTGGATTGAGAAATCTTGACACTAGTTTGTGGAATAACATCTAGTCCACAAGTTTGAATTCTTTGGTAGTATAAATACGGTATACCGGGCCACTCAATTATGATTTATACTATTAAAGATCTAGCCGATCCAATGGCGACTTACCTTAAAGACGATCCTGTTCGTCCTCACATACCACATGACCAACGTTTTGGTGCAAACAGACAAGTCTATGCACTGACTGAAAACCAAGAAGTCAAAGCTGTGGTATGCACAC